CCTACAGAAGGTATTGTTCTTGATCCATTTATGGGTAGTGGAACAACAGGTATAGCTTGTAAAAATACAAATAGAAAATTTATCGGGATTGAAATCAATAAAGAATACTACAATATAGCTAAAAAAAGATTGGATATATAAGATGAGAAATAAAAGAAAAGACAGAGATTACCAAAAAGATATAATAATTGATGAAGGTAATCTTGAAGAAGAATGGTTGATGCAACCTTCATTATATCTCCATTATGCTGATGCTCATGCAACTGCCTTAAATGAACGTGACCTTGCCAAATCTAAGTTGGAATATACATATGCCAAAATGTATTCCGATATCAAAAAAAAGTGGGATAAATATTTTGACAGCAAACCAACAGAAGCTGCCATAAAAGAATTTATCCTCTCACATTCTCATTTCAAAAAAAGTGAAGCAAAATATATTAAAGCATGTTATAATGTGAATACCTTATTGGCTGTAAAAACTGCTTTTGATCAAAGAAAGGCGGCTTTACAAAATATTGTTCAGTTAAAAATTACCGGTATTTATGCTGAACCTAAAAAGCCAAACTTAGAAGCAAGAAATGAACATCTTGCATACCTAAGAAAAAGGAAAAAGAAATAGGGTACATGGGAGAAATCCCGCACACCGACTACACAAAATGAGGTACTGTAATGAGTATGAGAAAAAGGTTCAGAGCCAAAAGAAGTGCGCTTAAAAAACGTCATAACGAACAAATCAAAAAGACCGGTTCAGGTCGATTCCCAACTATTTTTCTTCCGGATAAAATACCTACAGGCAGAGAATTTTTCAAATGTTCTGAAGGTGAACACATCATAGATATTGTCCCTTTTGAAGTTGGTTCTCAAATGCCAGTTGATAAAAATGGAAACCAACTTGAAGAAGGTGAACTCCACTACTTGATTGATATTCATGTTCATCAGAATATTGGTAATACAAATCTTCCCTTTGTTTGTCCATGGGAAAATTTCGGTGAACCTTGTCCAATTTGTTCTTTTATCAAAATGCAAAGACTTGACAAGAAAGATTGGCAAGCTCTTAGGCCGAAACGTCGTTCAATTTATCTTATCTGGTGCCATGATACTCCTGAACAGGAGAAGAAAGGATTACAGATTTTTGATGCTGCTTACTTTTTCATGGAAGAACAGCTTGATGAAATAGCAAAACTTCCCAGAGGTGGTGGTAGTATTCCTTTTTCAGATATTGACGATGGTATGTCACTTGTCTGGTCCCGTAAAGGTTCAGGAAAAGAGAATACAAAATATCTTGGTCATAAATTCATTGAAAGAGAAATTGAAATTCCGGATCGTATTTGTGATCAAGCCTTTCCACTGGATGAAGCTATCCAAATGAATCCTGATCCTGAAGTAATGAAAAAAGCAATGAATGAAACTCTTGTTGCTCGTGGTTTGTTAAATCAGACACCTGAACATGATGAAAATTATACCGGTGATGATGTTCCTATGGATTGGGAAGATGAAAAACCAAAACGCAGAAAACCGGCACGTAGACGCAAAAAACCAGCAGAAAAACCGGCACGTAGACCCAGAAAACCAGCAGAAAAACCGGCACGTAGACCTTCACGCAAATCTACCCGTGAAAATAGTAAACCAAAGAGAACAGCAAAAAGAACAACAAGACGAACAATGAGAAAAAAGGCACGTAGGTAATGAATAAGATCCGTAAAAAAATAAAAAGACCTTCCAAGACAAAAAGTATCGTAAAGTCTTTTAGAAAGTCTTTAACAGTAAAGCCAAAAAGAAAAAGTGTTGATACAAAAATGCTTATTCCTTCTGGTTGCACTCCCTTCAATTTCGAATGTTCCGGTAGATATGAAGGTGCCTTTTTGTTAGGAAAAATGGCTAATCTTATTGGTGATTCTCATGCAGGAAAAACTCTTTTTGCATTGACCATTTTTGCTGAGTGTGCTAATGATCCAAAGTTTGATGATTACACGTTTATATACAATGATGTGGAAGCGGCCTGTGAATTCGATATAGAATATCTGTTCGGTAAGAAAGTTGCTGATCGTATAGATACTTCATACAGAACAAAGTTTATTGAAGAGTTCAATGATGATCTTGCCCGTAGATTAGAAAAGGGTGAAAAATTCATTTATGTTTTGGATTCTTTTGATGCTCTTACCACTGAAGCAGCTTACAAAAAAGATGCTGAAAATCGTAGAAAACGTGAAAAGGGACAAAAAACTGATGGAAGTTATGGTGATGGAAAAGCCAAACTTGCTTCTGAAATGTTCTCCAAAAGAATCCCTGAACTTGATGAAGTTGGTTCTGCCCTTTTTATAATTTCTCAAACAAGGGATAATATTGGCTTTGGTGCAATGTTTACTCCTAAAACAAGATCAGGTGGCAGAGCTTTAAAATTCTATGCGTTTCATGAAGTCTGGTTTGCTTGTCAGAGAAAAGAAAAAGAAGGAAAACGTGTATATGTTACCAATGTTCAGGCTAAAATCACAAAGAATAAACTGATCGGTAGACACGGTGAAGCATTTTTCCCTATACTTTTTGATTATGGAATTGATGATGTAACAGCTTGTATCAATTTCTTAATGGATGAGAAATATTGGACAGGTAAAAGAACATCTGTTAATACAAAAGGCTTTGCCGGTGATGATCCTATTTCTTTTATAAAACTTATTCAGTTCGTAGAAAATAATGATCTGGAAGAGGATTTAAAACAATGCTGTCAAAAATGTTATGATGGTATTATTGAAAAACTTACGCCCAAGAGGAAGCGTAAATTTACTTAACCACAATGGAGGTATTACAATGACTGCACGTAGACGTGTTGGAAAGAAACCTGTAAGTTCCCGTGATGTGAAACCGGTTACAAAGAAGGAAAAACCTTTTTCACCTGAAAGAAAAATCTCTGTTACAGTTTCCCGTACTGTCCAGATGAAAAATGAAAGTTTCTTCAAAGTCGGGTTCATGCATACCGAATCTATCAAGGATGATGTTGACATGGATGAAGCATATGATGCCATGTATGATACTCTACTTGAAAAGGTAGAGGATAAAATTGCCAGTTATGATTCTACTGAACCTGTTGGTGATGAACCGGAAGAACCGGAATATGAAGAACAGGATGAACCTGAAGAAGCAGAACCGGAACCGGATGAAATCACAGAAGAGGAAATTGATGAAATGACTAAAAAGGAATTGGTTCAATTCATTAGAGATGAAGAACTCGAAGTTCCTACAAATCAAAAAATCAAAGACCTCCGTGAAGCAATAAAGGATGAAATCTTTATTGAAGAACCTGAAGGTGGAGAAGGTGAAGAATGGGAGGATGAAAATTGGGGCGATGAGTAATTCATACTTCTGATTCATATTTAATAAAGGGGAGGGTAAAATCTCCCCTTTTCTTAATGGAAACTTTTATGCGTCATAAAATTTTATTAGTAGATACCGCATCAGTCTTACATACCGTTAAATTCTCCCTTGCTAAACAAAAATTATCACATGAAGAAAAGCCAACTTTTGTACTGTTCGGTTTTCTTCTCAAAATTCGTTATTTATGTGAGAAATTACACTGTGACATAGTTGTGTATGCCCTTGATAGCAGATATTCAAAGCGTAAAAAAATCTACAAGTATTATAAAGAAAAACGACATAAAAACAAAACTGATGAACAGATAGCACTTGATAAAATAGCCTACCCACAATTTGAAACAGTGGAAGAATATATTCTTCCTACTATTGGCTATAGAAACAGATTCAAAGTCAAGGGATTAGAAGCTGATGATGTAATTGCCAGTATCTGTAAAACATATAAGGATAATGAAATAATTATTATCACAACAGACCAGGATTTATATCAACTTCTTACTGATAATATATGTATTTTTAATACTAAAACCAATAGCTATTTTACCAATTATGATTTCAAAGAGAAATACGGGATCGAACCTAAAATATGGAAACGTATCAAAGCTATAGGTGGTTGTTCAAGTGATTGTATAAAAGGTGTTCCTATTCCTCAACCTGATCCAACAAAGAAACAAATGCATGTTGCTGAAAAAGGTGCTTTGAATTTTATAAAAGGGAATATGAAATGTACCACAAAAGCATATAAAGCAATTGTTTCCCCTGAAGGAAAGAAAATAATTAACAGGAATAAGAAACTTGTTATTCTCCCATTTAGAGGAACACCAAAATTTAAGCTACATCCTGATCGTATTTCAAAGAATGGGATATTAAAAGTGGCAAGAAGATACAACATGAGAAGTATTATAGAGGATATTGATGATTGGTACTATACATTAAGACATTGATATTTCTGTATAATATTTTTTTAAAATTTTCTATTGACATCTCATTAAGAAAGTATTAAGTTTTCATTAACAAAATGAGAAAAACCTTTAGGGCCGCATGAGTTAGCTTATCTTACCTTGTAATAAGCCTATTGCTAACCAACCTTTTTGCCCTAATTTTTGATCTTTTATAATTTGTAGTTTAGGGCCGTAGATAGTTCCTTAACGCCTATTAAGCGAGTGGTCGCAGGTTCGAATCCTGTTCATCCGGCGGTAACAATGGATGGTAGCTCAGTTGGTTAGAGCACTTAAACCGGAACTCTCACTTTTGCCCTAATTTTTATGATCTTTAAGTTTAGGGTCGATTGAATTGGATTAACGACTGCCAAGCCTTATGAGTTTAGTCACTCATGCCAGTTCACAATTTATCCTAATTTGTTTGTGGGTCGCTTACATTTTTTAACACCACAGGAGAATTATAATGAGTCGTCTGCACCAAATCCTTGCCGTTGAACCAGACCTTGAAGGGAAGTACAAAAGGGTCTGTGAAGAGACTAAAAAAGTATTCAGCAAGCCTGCTATGTTCACCGGTTTTCATCGTCGGTTGGAACTCTTTGAAGATGATGATGCTTATTCATATCCGGATGAGCACCAGGATATGACGACAACTGTTCAGGAACGTCTGGATTATACCGGTGAAGCAGTAGCAGATTATTTTGATGCTCTGTTTCAAAAAGAGGCCACAAATCAGAACGCAAAGGCTGATCTGGTAGTTAATGGCTTTCTTATAGGCCAAAATCTCCCTGCTACTTTTCTGCTTGCAATGGAGTCACGGCTGAAATATGTTCGGAGTATCTATGAAGCAATGCCAACACTCACAGCAGGTATTGAATGGAAACCGTCACTTGACAAAGGTGAAGGTATCTGGGAAATGGTTCATCCAGAAGAGAAGCTGAGAACCAAAATGACTTTCAAATCTCAGATTCTGGTTGATGCTACTGAATTTCATCCCGCTCAGATTGAAAAGTGGGAAGAGCAAGTTCCAGTCGGTAAGTTCGTCAAGCATACATGGTGCGGTCTTGTCACCTCAAAGCGTAAGGCTGTTTTGTTGGGACGCATTGATGCACTGATTCGTGCGGTAAAGCAAGCACGACAGAAAGCCAATAGTGTTGATGTTGTGAAAGGCAATGTTGGTGATTGTATCATGGAGTTCATTAACCAAGAAGATTAATTTTGTTGCTGGATATGAATAGTTATGGGAGGCTGACCGATACCTATAACAGGGTCCAGATGTCCAGCAACATTTCAATTTACGGTAGTATTGGTGTCAGTCTCTGGTGTCATTCACTAATCTGAGATTAGTGAAAAACAGCTTTAGTGTATTGCCGTAACAGTGTCAATGCAGA